ATGAACATGTATGTTCAGAAAGGGATCGGCTCGGTGTTCCGTCGCCGGCTAAAGCGGGTGGGAATAGATCTTGATGATCAAACTCCTAACCAGGTCGCCGCAAAGGATCTCTCCAATGCAACGATTGACTTTAGTATGGCTAGCGACACAGTGTCGCAAGGGATTGTAGGCTACCTACTCCCGCCGGGTTGGGTCGATTTAATTGACTCCGCTCGGTCGGAAATAGGTGTTCTTGAGGATGGATCACTCCACCGTTATTCCAAGGTTTCATCCATGGGTAATGGTTTCACGTTTGAGCTAGAGACCCTAATCTTCTGGGCACTCGCTCTCTCGTGCGTCCCTAAGGACTTGCACAATCGTGTCCGCGTTTACGGGGATGACGTTCTAGTCCCCCGTGAGTGCGCGGTTCATTTCTTAGAGGTTACTTCCTTCTGCGGGTTCAAACCCAATGAAAAGAAGAGCTTTTGGGAAGGTCCGTTTCGTGAAAGTTGTGGTAAACACTTTCATTCTGGACACGATATAACGCCGTTTTACGTCAAATCCCCGGTTAAAAAGCTCACCGACCTCTTCCTCGTCCACAATCAACTGTGGCGTTGGCGGAGGCAGGTTTCAGAGCTTCTGTCGTTGCATGAACACGCAGCGATAGACAAGATCCTCAAAAGTTTGAGGAACCTTGCACCGAGTAAATGGCGAAAACCGGCACTGCCTGACGGTTACGGGGACGATGCCTTTATTGGCTCGTTTGCTGAATGTTCTCCAAAAACCCACGCGGGTGGATGGGAATTCTTCAGTTGTCCTACCTTCTCAGCCATTCCGGAGTCGATTAGTGATAATCTTCCTCCAGGTGGTTGTTGGGTAAAGTCTGATCTCAATCTGAGAAAAAGACGTTGGACTACCCCCGTTAGTTTTACGACCGAAAGCAGTGTCGAGCCTACGTTCTCACGTAGGCGGCGGCGGACCTTGTTGTCCGTACCGTGGTGGGCATGGGGCTAACAGTACCCCCCATGCCTTATTTGGCTTTGAAAAATCTTCCATGATTTTTCGTTAGGGTGTTTTCACACC